CATGCGAATAGCCTTGATACTTGTCAAACCATCTCATATCTAAATTTTGTACATATTGATATGCTGTGTTATCAACATGCTCATTTAGTTTTTGTTTGGTTGATACATTACCCCAACTCATAGATAATTCTTGTGAGCCACTTCTAGGTTTATATTCATTTGTATTTGCATTATAAAATGTGTGTTCTTGAAATTCTATACTGTCCATTTCTTTTACAGTTTGGTCACATATTTCATCTGACACCACACCTTTATAAAGACTTACATAATATTTTAAATCAGTTATCATACTTTAAAATCAGAAAACTTATCATATGCTTTCTCCTTCTTTACAAATGGGTCGTCACTCTGGTTGGCGTCAACAATATTTTGAGCAGATTGTTCTACATCATATAATCTCATTTTAGCTCTGTCAACACCGATAATAAATGCACGATTAACGCTAGGGTCATTGTATCTGTTCTTCAACTGCTTGACTTTCATTTGACCTAATGCTTCTAAATCATCATTAGATATTAGAGCAAACATAAAGTCAGCAGTCGCTGGGAGGCCAAAACTCTCTGAAGTATCTTCAAGACCAATATCTGTACTAACAAAACCAGTTCTAGTAGTTTGTGTTGCACTAAAAATAGGAACATCAAACTCAACTGCAAGGCCTCTTAGTTCTTCGGCGATTGCCTTCACATAGAAATATGATGATATATTACCACCTTTAAATCTACTTGAAGCACAGATATTAAGATAGTCAATAAAGATAACATCAGGTTTAAAACTTTTCTTCAAAGATAATTCATTCAACAATGCTCTAAAGTGACCACTATGAGCAGATGCTGTAGGATATTCTTTGATGATAAGTTTACCATGAGTTTTCTTTTGTAACTTATTCATTCTGTTTTCGTAAACAGTTTTAGGCATTTCATGTAAATCTTCCATGGTTGCATCAAGTAAGTTTGCATCTATTCTTTCTGCAATTCTTTCCTCTGCCATTTCAAGAGTTACATATAATACATTTAAACCTTGTGTCAAATATGCACTAGCACAGTGACACATGAATAGAGATTTACCAACGCCTGTACCTGCCAATGCAATGTTCAAAGTTTTACTAGGAACACCGCCTTTGGTAATTCTATTCATGTAATCAAGGTCAAACTGGTATCTTTTTTCTTTAGTGTGATACCATTCAAATCGTTCTTCAGCATTATCTATGTAATCGTGACCAATATGATTGTCAAACGAAACAGATAATGCATCTGATAAAATACTTGGTATTGCCTCTGGTGTATGTTGTTTATCTTTGCCGTCTAAGATTTTAATACCAGATAATACGGCATTGTGAACGGCACGGTCTTTACAAAACTTTTCAGTTGTATCTAATAACCACTGGTCGTCACTCTTCTCATCTGTAAATGAGTTTATGTAATCTTTTAATTGTGTATGTTCTTCTTCATTAACATCTTTTCTATTAGATAGTTCAATGAGTATTGCTTCTTTTGTAGGTAAATTATTATATTCTTCAACAAATTTTACAACTTCACCAAAAAGTATTTGTTCAGTTCTCTGACTAAAATATTCAGCCTTTAAGAAAGGCAATACTTTCCTAGTATATTCTTCTCTGTAAAATAAATTACTTAATATAGTTGTTTCAATTCTATTCGACAATGCTATTACCACTCTTTAATTGTTCATCTAATAATTCAATCAATATGTCACCAATATAATCTATAAATGCCTGATTGTCAAGCAAATCCAGGTCATTAGGATTTCTAACTACTGTATAGTCAAATGTAAAAGGCAATCTGCCTTGTTCATCTTCTTCAGCCTCTGGATGTATACCTACTTTACCATACTTGTAAATAATATCTTTGTATTTACCTTCAGTAAGTTTGATACAAGTATGGTCTTCGCCCTCTTTTTGAGCAAAGACATATCTTTTACTCTTCGTCTGCTCCGTAGGAGAATTTTTGTCTGGCATGTTCATCAATTTTCTTTAATACCTCATCTGTAAAATATTTTTCAGGCTCATTATTGATAGACTTACCAAAAACTTTTGTGCCATCTGGCAGTTCATATCTAGTAGATACTTTCTTAAAGATGCCTGCCTCTTCAGCCATATCTAAAAGACCATAGTACCTATCAAGACCTGTTTTGTAAGTTAGTCTAACATCTATCTGAGCATTTTCTTTTGTTAATCTTGATTTATAGTTTTTACAATGTATAATATTACCAACTACCTCAGTACCGTCTTTTTCTTTTCGTTTACCAAGATAGACAATTGATGAAGCGGCGTATTTCAAACCTGAACCGCCACCCATTTCTTTTTGTGGGAACATTGAACCAATAACATCATAGGTGTGATTAGTCATAATCATAGGAACACCTGCTTGACCTAGTTTCAATGTTAAAACTCTAAATGCTGATTTCACAATCTGACTTCTAGTCATGTCTCTAGTTTCTTTACCCTCAGCAGTATCTTCCATTTCTTTTGTGGTAGATAACATGCCTAAACTATCAAGAACAAACATCATAGGTTTTCTTGATGCTTCGTCTTGTTCTAGGTATTTGTCTAAGACTTTAATTGATTGTGTTCTAAATTCTTGTACTGTAGCAACAGGCATTACAACTAGTCTTTGACTATCAACACCTCTGCTTTCTAACATACTTTTTGATACGGCATTTTCGGATTCAAAGTAGATAACACCAGCGTCTGGATTTTTATCTAAGAAATTTTTAACTATGCCTAAAGCAAAGAATGTTTTACCTGTAGCAGCTTCACCTGCAATTGCCGTTATTCGACTTCCTGGTAGACCACCATAGATACTACCTGAAAGCAATGCATTAAATGAATATGAACCTGTGTCAATAAAACTATCGACATCACCACCTGCAACACCATCAGCTGCAATTGTGGCATACTCATTGCCTGTTTCTTTAATTATTTGTTTGAGAAAATCGCTCATACTCTAATCGCTCCTTTTCAGTATAACTTATAGTATACCATTTTATACCCATACTATAACATGTTTGTTTGATATTGTCAAGCTCCTGAGGAGGGAAGTGGTGTGACATATAGTTCTTAGGACCTTTGAAAATTGTTATCATCATTAATATTTTCGTAATCTCGCCAGTTCTTCCTCATCTTGATATATTTAGCGTCTTTGGTTACTCTATCTCGGTAAGTTTTAAATATACGAGCAGATACAGCCTTATCGCTTGTTGCCCAATCAGGCTCTTGAGGTTTTACATTACCATTTTCATCATACTTTTTACCGTCTTTGTGGTTGGCATATCGTCTGGCTCTTGTAAAACCCATTTCTAAAAACTTTCGACACATATCCATACCTACAAAATCATTTCTTGCTCTGTACTCAGCATACATTGTATAAATTTGTTCAGCACTTTTTACTGCAATCTTTGGTGTTTTAAACTTCCAAAACTGACAAATATCATCTGTGTAAGGTCTGACAAGTAATACACCTTGTTCGCCTCTACCAATTCTATACATTTTACGGACTTCTTTATCTGTAAAATCTAATTTCTTATAATCTAATTTATAATCAAACTCTTTCATTCGATAATCTCTACATCACCATTAGTTTCGATAACCACTCTAGCACCACAACTAAGGATAGGCTTATCATTACCACCATACCTAACAACGCTATCGCCAAGTATCTTAACGGCATGACAATATGTATTTCTACGGCCTTGCTTAATAGTGATAACAGGTTCATTTGTACCATGTTTTTTATTACTCCTAATTTTGTGTTGATTTACATGTATATAAGTTTTACTCATCAAAACCAACCCAACTTCACGCCATTATGAATGATAATAAAAAAACAAGCGACCAAATGAGTAAGAACCCATGTTGTACGCAAGATAGCTGCAATGTCACTTTCATAATCATCTCCTATTTTTGACCCTATTGTTTTTGCCCAAATTCTCCAATATTTTCTCACCTAATAATATCTATCTCGCTGTCTTTAGTCCATATTTCTAGGTCATTTCTTAAACGACCTTCTTCATTTAATTTATTCCACCTTTTAGTAGCAAGTTTACGCCACCATTCTATTAGTTCATTGTCATAATATCTATCAAAGTTAGGTGCCTTTACAATCTTATCTGTTTTACCATTTACAATATCAATAAAGTTTTCGATACCATAATTAGATACATAATATCTTTTTTGTTCAGTTAATGCTTTTGCATTTGCAATTGTGGTCGTAAACTTTTTTAGTTCGCCACCTTCAATTGACCTTTTTACAAGACCAATAATAGCAGTGGTCATTTTTAATTTTCTACTTGATGCACCCTCTGGCACCAATTCACCTTTACCAACAATATTCTCAACATATTCTACCATGTCGAGATAAGGTTTACCATGCATCATTGGTATGAAATCTGACATTGTGTTGCCTTTATATCTTAACATAGGTTTCATACCATCATACATTGAGGCACCTTTTGTGTTACCATATAAACTTGTGGTTTCAAACATCACCAAGTTCATGTCATATTTCTTGTTTAACTTTTCTCTAACTTCATGTGAACAACATAAAGCGGCCAATAATTTACCACCAAGATAATTAAAACCAAATGGTTGACAAGGCACAATCACAAAACCCATAATAGCAGTTTTGTTAAATACTTTTAGTTCAGGTACATTCCCCAATAAGTCATTTCGTGGTTTACAATTAATAACTGGAGAACCAAAACGCATAAAACCAACAAACTTATTTGTATTCTTTTCTTTAACTGCAAGTTTCAAAGCCTTTCCTGGAATACTGACCATATTACTATGACTTGAAATCATATTAATACAATTATCCCACGTGTGATTATCTAATTCAACAACTTCTAAATCCATCACCTCTGGCGACATACTAAAATCATCAAACATATCAGAATCAAAACCCATACCAGGAAGTGGTTGTGCAATAGTTTCAATCTGTGCCATTTTCTGGTCACGCATATACTGGTCAATACGATTAAATTGTCCAAAGTAATCGTTAAATACACCAGCACAATGTAAGGCTTGTTCTTTATCTAGGGTCTTCATTATTCCACATTCTTAATAATAATAACGGTACACTATAACACACAATAAGAAATATGGCAACCAGTAGTATTTCCATTATTTTAATAGATATTTTGCACTTATCGGAAAGTGGTCTTTTAAATGTTTCTCAATGTGTGTGGCAATTACTCTAGTTTCTGCCTGTGAGTCTTCTTTGATTCTCAAATTAACAACTCTTGCAAAGGCCATTAAACTACCAGTCCAATACCACTCTGTCATCATACATTGAGGTAAAATCATTCTTGCCATTTCAGGTGCTATATCTTCCTCTAACATTTGATTATATAAGTCTTTTGAATTTTGAATAAGCATAGTAATATCAAACTCAACTTCTTCATCACTTGAGCCTTGTTTTTTATTCTCTGCTCTTTTACGCCACATAAAAGGTATATAAAATTCTGGTTTATCATCTACATATCTTCTACTTACCTCATTCCATACCAAACCTACTTGATGTTTAACTAATTGTCGTGCAACAAATACTGGTGCTTTGATTAAGAATTGCATTGTAGCGTGGCCAAAAGGCGACCAATGGTCGTGTTCAGCCAAATACTTAATTAATCTTTCGTCTTTATCTTCAAACTCTTCTTTTCTTTTTGCAAACGAAACTCTAGCTGCGTTTACAACTGATAGGTCACTACCCATTTTTTCTATTAATTGTACGTTCATACCTCATTCCCCCAATAATCCCAATTTTTGTATGGTTTTTTTCTAGCAAATAGTTCTATGTAAGGACCATCTACTAATCTTTCTATTTCTTTATGTAGTAAAGGTTTCTTTGAGTGTTCTTCTCTTGGTGATACTACTAATTGTTTTACATCTTTGTTTATTCTCTTTGGTCTACCTTTTGTTGCAAGTAAACACATTTCAGGATTACCTCTTGTCCAGTATCCTAAACCTGTAAACATTCCCATATTGGTTTTATTTGTTTTTGCCCAAGTAAATCCTACGGTCTTGTATTGAAAACCCCAGGCTTCAATTACATCAAACGCCAAGTCTAACATAGGGTCAATAACCCACATTAATAATACAGAGTTGTCAGCGGCTATATCTTTTACAGGTAAATCGCATATGTCTTTTAACTCCATACAATTATAGTGTTGATTAGGATTTCTACCCTCACCTTTCTTTGACCTTGATTTAAAGTACCAAGGTGGGTCAGCATATATTACACCGTATTTTTTATTTGGAAAGTTTATATTCAAAGTTTTGTGTCTCATCATTTATATGTATTTGCTTTGCACCATTTCTAATATGAAAGTGTGTAGCCATACTTGTTAGTGGTGATAATGTTACCAATCTTTCTAACTTTTGTTCTTTACACCACTCACTCATTTTTTTAATAATCTCTTTACCTGCACCACGTTTTCTTGACCATACGGTATATGCAACAGCTATTTCACCTCTTTGACCATCTTGATTGGCCGCTTGAGACATATAATCCATTTCTCTTACCGTAAATGGTACTTCAGGACATAATGCAACACAAATAATGGCCTCAATTTCATCATTATATTTTAGACCAAATATTTTTCTACCGTGTGTAATTCTAAAACCTAAAGTCAATTCAGGTCTTACAGGATCCTCTGATACATCAATGTCATCTAGTTCAACTAGTTCAGTACCTTTTACCCATTTAAAAAAGTCTTCTATTTTATCTTTATATTTCATCCAAAAAATGCCTCTAATGTTGCCTTTGGTTCGTGTTCCCATCCAATCGCTTGTAAAATAAATCTCATTGGGTCTAAAAAGGTCTTTTCAAATTGTATATCTCTATCTATATATTGGTCTAGTTTAAACTCTTTTGGTAAACTAGTTATATAACTTATCACATCAAACTTAAATGGATTGGCAGCCACTAGTTTAATAAATTTAATCTTGTCGCCTTCTTGTATATAAGGAAACTTATTTTGTAAACCAAGTTTTTGTATCTGATAATTATATATCAAAGCACCTTTGACGTGAATTGGTGTACCTTTAATAAAGATATTTGCATTATCACGATACTTCTTCAGATTATTACAACTTCTAGGAAAAGCAATCGCTTCTGCTGGTAAATTCATAAACTCTTTTCTAAAGTCAGCAACTAACTTATGTAAATCAGTTTCTTCTTTTGACATAATAGTTTTGATTGCCTCTTTAATCTTAACTCTACAAACCTGTGGTGTAGATGATTTAACAGCCTCAATACCCATAAGTTTAAGTTTAGGTTCTGATAATCTAATACCCTCTTCATCTAACACATTCAACATATATCTTTTCTTCGCAACCCATATACCTTTATTGGCGATAACTTCTCGTTTCATTACCATTGCATTTTTGAAAGCATTTGAATAATCAGATAGTTCAGCAAACCATTTTTCAATTTCAGGTTCTAATTTATTATCACATACTTTACCAATAAAGTCTGCAATCTGGTCATTTGTTTTACCTTGACAAGTCTTTTCAATAAGTTTATCCAAGGTTACAT